TTTTGATTCTAATGCTAATTTAATATTTGGGTTGCTTTTTGATGTCGACGATGTTTCCTGTGTTTTTTTCATATTGCTCCTTTTTTTCAAGCAGGTTGGATATCTCCTGTAAGATGGCTTCATAAGCCTTTATTTGCCCTACGTTATACTTGTAGGATTCTATATTGTCAACGCTTCCAGATGTAATCGATACCGTTAACGCATCTAAAGCATGACGAATCTGTATTCTCAACTTTTGTAATAAATCTATACCTTCCACTTATCCCTTTTTATTCATGGATCTAAAAGTTTTTGCTAAGTTATATCTTTTAGAACCTGGCGGGCACGTCTTGCTCCCGAATTTTTCTCCTGTGCATGGTTTATCTTTACGCATGTTCTTAGTCGCTTTTTGGATCCATTTATCATCAGACCCTTCTTTAAAACCTACTCGTCCACCTGTTTTAAAATTATCTCTTATTGGAATTCCCCCACTAGGATATAAATCCTTATTAGCGGAAAAATACTTATCCATTCCCGAACCAGGGAATGCTCTTTTATCTTGGTATCCCATTATTTTATTTCACAACCTCTGCCGTGAGTCGCTATGCCCCAACTTCCTTTACCGCCTTTGTTGAAACCAGCACGACCACCTTTTTTGTAGCCTTTGTTTAGTTCGCCAACAACTCTTCTTTTTTCAGCTCTACGGTTAGGATTGGATTTTTCAGCATCTATACGACCTACTTCTTCAAGCAGATTTTCTCTTCCAGTATTTGCCATGTTTTCTCCTTATTATGATTTATCCATTGTTGAAACAGCAGAATAAGCTCTTTTACCCATAGCTTTTTCCATGCCTTTAGACTCATCTCTTCTAGCTTTGAAGCTTTGAGACTTAGTAGACTCTGCTCCATCTCTAGCACCTAAAGATTCATCAAGTCTATCATCATAGCCTTGAGCTTTGCCACCACTAGATTTTTTCTCTCTAGAGTATGGGAATCTCGGTTTGTATGGTCTTGTTCCGAAATCGTTTCTCATAGTATCTCCTTATTAACTTAATTAACTAAAAATGGCAATACTTATTTATTAGCCTTAGGTCCGCCATTTTTGAAGACCTGAGTACCTTTAATACCAAAGATTGCAGCAACTACTGTTATCCACAAAGTTTGGAACCAAACTGGTAAATTACCGAAATGTTTAAAGAAGACGTTAATCTTTTCAGTCATCGCCGGATCGTCTGCGAAGACCCCGTAAGCGAGCACAATTATCGGAGCGCTTAATATGATCAAGACGAATTCGTCTTTGTAGTCGTTTTGCCGGGCTTCTAACAATTTGCCCTGGTAAGATTCCTCACCACGAGCTTGTCTTTCCGCATGTAAGACTTGTGCATCCGACATTGCTACTTTTGCTCTTTGTTTATTTGCGTAGATTTTAGCTCCTGCTTGTAGAGCCATCTTCGCTAATCCAAACCATGCCATAATTTACTCCTTCAAAAAGTAGGACATATGCGCGTCGCGCGCAATTTTTAGTACCACTTAACTTCTGATTTTTTATCTTTTAACATTCTACGTTGGCCACCAACTTTATTCACAGTTGGTATTCCTTCAGGAATTTTAATCTCAACTCCACCTTTTAAGTATCCGTCTTTATTGACGAACTGCTTTTGGTTGATGCCTTTGTAGAAAGGTTCTTTACCGTCTTTTGCCATAATGCCTCCTTAGCGTTTTGGTCCTTTTAGTGTTTTAACGTCCTTACGTTTCATATTAGCAATGTCCATTTTAACAACATCGGACATATGCTGTTTCGTTAAAGATGTGTCAGCTCGTAGTATAGCTAAATCCTCATTTTGTTCAAGCTTATCATCTTCAATTCCTTCTCTAGAAATTAACTTAGCATTTTCAATGTTTTTACGCTGTTCCATTTCTTGTTGTTTTCTCTCAGTATCCATTGCTTTTAAGTCAACTTCTCTAGATTTAATCTTTAATAACGGATCATGATCGAATTGGGAAGTAATAGTTTTCTCTTCCTTCATGAATTCTTCCATAAATTCTGCGATCAAGACCGCTTTTCTTGCTTCAATCTGCTGAGTCATTTGAACAATCTGTGGCTGTATCTGTTGTGCCATTTGTGGATTCTGATTAGCCATCTGCTGCATCTGCTGAATTTTTTTAATCTCTTCTTTAAATTCCATTTGAACTTGTTCTTGAGCCATTAAAGAAATGTGTTCTAGTATATTCTTTTCAATAGCAGCCATGACGGTAGGATTATTACGAACCATGTTTAAAGCCATAAAATGTAAGTGCGCACTAACGTGTGCTCTATGATCTTGCCCCATATAAGCCTGAAATGGTTTCATTGCTAAAGCATCAATGTGCTCTAACGCTGGATCAATTGGCTGTGGGGGTTTAGGAGGAGGTAACACTTTGTCAATGTCTTTCACTCCTAACGCTGAATACATGGAACGATAACATTCGTATAAGTTATGCAATTGTGGGTTAGACATAGCTAACTGAAGTTCAGTTTGAGCTATACTTATTCGTTGCGTCTGACTAAATATATTAGGATCAGCAACGGGAAGAATATCAACCCTATCGTCAAAATCTGCTGCTTTGATCGTTCTCTGCGCACCCACAACATCATAAGGATATTCTGGGGGTAGATACTGACCAAATATTTTTGCAAGTAATTTGAACTCATCTCTTAAAGACGCGTACAATCTTTTGTGGATTGCACTCATCACTCTTGAGCCTCGTTCTAACAAAGCTACAGTCGTTCCAACTGCTGCTTGTTGATTTCCATCACCAACTTGTGTGTCAGCAATAGATGCAAATCTTTGTCCTGCCGCTACAACGGTTCCTAATAATTGGAACAAAACCGGTGAAGGTTCTTTGTAAGGCAGATTCATAAATGAATCTTTTAAATTTCCTCCAGGTGCATCTACGTCTCTCCATTCACCTGGTTGTAAAGGAGACGCATCATCTCTGATTCGAATCCCTCTCATTTTAAATCCGGCTGGTAAATTGGATAATGTACCAGCATCTAATAATTGGCGGAGAGCGACCGTTGCGGTACGACTCAATCCGCCAATCATGTGTATTAATCCGAAACCATAAAATCCTAGTCCAGGCAGAAATTTGAAGTGGACAAAATAATCGATTTTATTTTTGTTTGGATCGTTGGGCGCATAGTTCCTTCTAATAGAAAGAACTGAGCGGCTACCTGCATCGATGGTTACGATGTAAGGTAGTTTGATCCCAGTAGGTTCTTCGGTTTGTGGATTGATGTCTTCGAAGCCCTCTAGGTTCAAATTGGTATGACACTCATAAAGAGTGTAAATATCTTCAGGTTTAGTTTTCTTTTGACCTTCTAATTCTCTTTCCTTTTGTGTTAAAGGATCGTCAAACATTGTAGGTGTTCCCAGACTAATATCTCTGTAGAAACCAGCTACTTGTTGTTTTCTAATTTCATTGCCCGACATTTTAAGGACATGAATAACACATTCAGCATCTTCTAAATTAGTAGCAGAATAAGGAACGAGTAAATCATCCGCTTGTACAAATTCAGAAACCGCTTGTTGTTTGAGTGCATTATAATAAACTTTTTTAAAGGTTGAACCTGCTAGTGGTAAATAGAAAAGCATTTTATCGAAATCTTCATCGTAGCCATGCATTTGATCCATCAACATGTAGTTCATGTAATTCTTAACTCGTTTTGCTTGTTGATCTTTTTGTGGTGTAGGAACACCTAAGACTTGAGTTCTTACCGGTCCATCAGCTGGAAGTAATTCTTTATAAGCTTGCGCTTGGAATTGAGTTACTGCTTCAGCAAGAACTGGGTGCGTTGCACCAGATGCTCCATCGAAAGGTTGCGTCCTATTATAATATTTAAATCCTAATAAATCTAAACCTTCTACATAAGTCGTCTCCCATTCCTTACGAGACATTTTATAATCCATATGTTTTTCAAAGAGATCAGAACCTAAAGGTCCTAAAACATTCGCAGGTAAAAGTTCGGCTAAGTTTGCAAAGTGATCATTAGGATCTTGGGGATTAATTTGAGACGGATCAAAATTAACCTCAACACCACCATCTGCTAATTCAGTGACTGCTGGGTTATCTGAAAGTTTTTCCACCCCTTCTACTTCAACGTCAATATCTTCCGCTACACGGTTCTGTCCTGGATCCGCATCTAGCTTTTCAATATTAGGTAAAGCTTTTTCTATGGGTGTATATTTTTTATCTTCTGGTAATTCTGCCATTTTTTCAATCCGTTTGTTTTATAACACCATACTTCTTTAAAGGCAATCCTTGTGGTAAGGGTCCTCTTAAAGGAGGTATAGTTGTCGTTAATCGTTTAGGCTTAAATATAGTATCATAATTCTTCTTATATTGAGCAGTAGATACCCTACTGATACCATCCCATTTTCTGCCATTTTCTCTTTTAGTAGTCATCTAATCCTTCCTCTTTTGCCATATCCATTTCAGACTGAAATCTTCCTTCAGCCCAATCCACTTGTTTTTCTCCCTTAGTTAAACCTTCAATTTTTGTGCCTTTAGCAAACTCTTCCATGCTACGACCATTACCGCCTAGAATATCATCTATGGTATCATGAGTCACAATATCCCAATCATAATCCTCAGGGCCAACCATATAAGGAGCTTCGTCTACCACTTGAAACTCTCCACTAAAGTAAGTAGGTTTTTGTCCGGGCTCTATTTCTAACCAACGAGGGCCTTCATAACTGACTGACCAATTTGCGTCATAGTCATTTTTACCCGTTATTAAATAATCATCACCTGTCTTGGTAATTTCCATTCCTGGTAAAAAATCATCGGTGCCTTTAAATGTAGAGATCCCATCTCCTTCATAAATAAGTTTAGGTTCAATCTTTTGAATAAAGAGTGGAAACCATTCAGGCATCTGACTTGTTCCTTTAACCATGGGAATTAGATTATCGGTTCCTTTAATCGCAGGACCTATTTTTAAAACTTTATCTAAACCCATAGCTTTCAAAGCTGCAAAGGTTCCCATAGTTCCAGCCATGGTAATAAAATCTCTTCGACTTTGTCCCGAAGCATCTAAATGATTCATGATCCTTGTATTTAAAGCACTTACTTGGTCAGGCGTCTTACCGACTGCCTTCATAAATTGACCCAGCTTTTTAGCTCCGTATAAATATCCTAATGGCATCGATACATCAGCCCCTAATTCAAGAAGTCCTCCTAAAGATACCGGAGCATCGGATGATCCTCTTTTTTTCATATTACCGACTTGTTCATCGATTAAAGAATCGAGTCCCACTTTTTCAGACCAACCCCAACCTGGTGAAACATTTTCAATAAAATCTAAACCTTGTTCTTTCCAACCTGGTCCTGTTGCCACGTCATAAATATACTGACCCGCTGCTCCCGGGAAACGAAGAGAAAACTCTGCTGCTTCCATAATTCCTTTTCCTAGTTTAGAACCATAGTAAGGATAATTTCTAACATCGACGATATCTCCTAATCGACCTAATTTATCTTTAACCATATAACCTTCATCGGTTGGAATATTATATTCCATTTGAATTTCTCTTAAGAGTTCTTCGTACGTTTTCTCTTTTGGTTTAGCAGGAGACATACGTGTTCCTTCACTGTACTCGACTCGCGGTTCGACTGAACCGCCTGTAGCCATATTTAATTTATCTCCTATCATAGCCCCAAGCTCATTAATCTGTTCCGCATCCCTAGCTGGTGTCAAAGGGAAACCCCACAACTCATCAAATTTTCTTCCAAACATCATTTGATTTAAAGCCATAACCGGTAATAAAGGAGACTTGCCTGGTATTCGTTTAAGAACTGGTCCTAATTTAGAAGTTACAAATTTAGCAATTTTCGCTTTGTCTTTTTTCATAGTTAAAAATTCTTTTTGATCTTTAACATCTAAATTTTTAAATTGATTACTTTTATAAAAATCTTTATTATCAACCAGTCTTGTGACATAATTTTTAGCTTGTTTATAAACCGATTGATGAGATTGTGTGGGTGTTAATTTTAATACCTTATCTGGAGCACTAAATTTAACTGGTGCCTCCCATTTTTGAGCGAGGTTATTAAGTTCTTTTAAAATATTTTTTTGGGCGCTAGGCACTTTAGCTGTATTAAAGGAATCAATAAGACGATTACGAGTTTGATCAAATCCATAATACCCAAATCCTCTTCCAATATTTTCTTTTCTAGGAATCATCGTCACACTATCTAAAGCAGCTTTAATGACTTTAGGGTCTTTACTATTCTTAGCAAAAGACACTCCAAAAATATGTTCGCCACTTGGAGCAAAGTCTCCCCCTATTCCAATAGCTTTTTCAACCGTCTTTCTGTTTTTAGTCATTGTACTCCATGCG